GCCCCGTGAGACTTCGTAATTTTCTCACTGGGGCTTAGTAACATAATCTGTGCATCACATTATGCGAACTTTCAGACGTTAAAAATATGCTGAAAATTTTATGAAAAATTTCAGTTTTTCATAAAATCATTTCAGCTTCAAAAGGGTAATTAAATGCCAATCAAGGAATATATTGATCATCATGTTTTTGGTATCGAAGCTCACGAATAAGCCAAAAAAACGTTCTTACTAAAAAGAAGATACCCATAAAAAGAAACCAAAAAGTCCCAAAGTTATCTTTAACAAATTGCCAAACAGCCATCAAATACCCCTTATTTTTAAGTGTCTCAAGGCGAGATAAACACATCTTAAGTGATAAGCTCTCTACCTTCAGAAATTTCCTATCCATTTTACAGCCACTTACCTTTTGCGGTGCCTACGACACTATGCATGTGCGTCGTGCTCGCTTACGGCACCGCTGCAATCACGTTTTCCTTCCAAACTCCAGTAAACATTCTGAACGTTCACATATCATCATGTCGAAGTGTCTAGACTACGCCTTGAGACACTCATATTTTACGGTAAATCAATAGACTGTCTCGATGTGTCTCAATTCCCCTGAAGACACTTCTTTAAGACGCAACGTCACATCGAAGAGACGGATTTTGTGATCAGAGGGAAGAAATTCATAATTGGTTCGCGCCATTCACTGGATTACGTTCTAAGCCTTCCTGAATATAGTTATTAGCCTGATAGCCCTGATTACTAGCAACTTGTTGAACTGCTTGCTGTACAGGTTGTTGTACAGACTGCTGGGCAAAGTAATTAAACGGACGGTCTCCCTTAATTATACGTTTGCAATCGGACTGATTGAGGCCATGAATAATTGTACCTTGTTGAGTATATCCAACTAACTTACCGTGACGATCGGTCATACAACCAGACAATACAGGCTTTGCAGTAACCTGATATGAAACCGTTTCTTGTATCTTTTCGGCTGATTCAAAAGGCTTAGACGGGTCATAGCTTACTTGTTGTACAGCAACACCCACAGACTCACCATTTTTAGTTAGACGGTTAAAGTATTCAACACATTCAGGTTTTTGAACATTTACACCTTTTCTGCAATCCTCTTCGGATACCTTCGGTATAACATCTAATTTAACTTTGTTATCAAGATTAGCATTCTGAGGCTGTGCAGTATCAGTTTTTTTAGAAGTAGACAATTGATCTACTTTTGTTTTAGTACCCTTTGCAAGAAAGCCTACAAGTAAACACGCAACAATAACTACAACAACCAATCCACCTACAAAGCCCCATAATTTAACATTAAAATTATAATTACGACCTGATGCTATACCGTCTTCAGTAGATTTATAAAGTTTGTGATACTTCTCTTCAATTGTATAAACAAACTCATCATAAGCCTGTAATTTAATTGATTTGGTAATACTGTTATAAACCTTCGTAAAACAATAACATTTCGTTGTTTTAGCACCTACAACTTCAAGCCAGAAATACTGTGTCACAAGGTTCCGCACATCACTGTTTACTAGCGCTGGATTGGGGCTGATAAGCCATAAATCTAAACGCTGATGTCGAATCATTGTAAGGTCTACAATTTCGCTATCACGACGACTGGAGAAGTGTTTACTAAACTTCTCATGTTTCTGTACCTCGTCAATAATTACAAGGCTGTCAGGTTCACATTCACGCCAATCGTCTGGTAGCGGTGTAATACCTTCAGCTAATTCAGCATGTGCACGAATATTTGAATAAATCTTTTTATATTTACCACTTTTTTTTACTTCTTCTTCAACCTGTTTAACATACAAATACGATTTACCCGCACCAATTTGACCGCAAACAAGTCGAAACGTACCACCAGCAGATTGACTCATTATTTTTTCCTCAAAGATAAGCTGCCTTGTTTAATACTCATCAAGAAAACAGCTACAGAAACGAAACCACTTAAAGCGTAATCGATCCCACAAATACCCATAAAATTAAGAAGATCAGCAGAAACGCTATAAATTGAATTAATTAAACTGTTAAAAGCGACCCTTATTACAGCTACTACAGACAGGTAAGAAACAACCGATAAACCCGCCCCAGTAAGCACCTTTTGAACCGAATTTTTTAATAACCATTCTGTTAACTTTGCGAGAAACTTAAGCATTAGACAGCTCCATTTCTCAAAGCAATTAACAAGTAAAGCAAGCAACCAAGATGACTAATTCCAATAATGTAAGGTCTTGCAATTTCCCCATAGGTACACAATATCGAGGCATCTGCTTCAAAAGACATCTGACCAATTCCATAATCAAGTACAACTGGTTCAGCATGAAAAGGACATGTTTGCCCAAACTTTACATAATCAGAATGCTGATAGCCGGGTAAGTCTTCGTCTTGAACTTCAAACTTTTCATCCTTTAGTTCTGGTTCATCCTTCATCCATTTATCTGTAACTTTCCAATCGTCATACCATTTGCATACAGTAAAAGCCCATTCGCAAAAAACAGGAAATGTAAAAGAAATGGATTGTCCACCTGTAGGATTACCATCAGGGTCCTTGATAGGTTCTGCTTTACCATCTGCCTTAGCACCATCATCACGCCATGAGCGATCATTAGAAAACGGTTTATCAGATGAAGGAGGCGTTTTGTATCGAGGGTCTAAAAATGGTGCAGGCTGACCATCTGGAGTCAATGGAGCGTTTTTAATTTGATAGTCCATATCATTAGCTAATTCATCTCCAACACCATTACCAGCATGGCTATAAGAATCAGCTACAGATTGATCCATTAAACCCGTATTAACTTTACTATCAACAGTTGAATCTACAGGATCATGATAGCCTTCACCCATCATTGCAGCCCCTAATAACTCAGGTGTTAAAGGAATAATTTGGTCAGGTGGTTTAGGTGCATTTGGATCATAAATTGGATTTGCTTGACGCTGATAAACCCAACCAAAAGTCTCATTCTCACTTGTTGGACTTCGTTTAATTACACATTTCGCATCCTTCTGGCCAGTCTCGGTTGGTCCCCAGTTATAAGGAGTAGCAGAAACAAAAATCCAGCCATAGCCTTGTGCATTACGAGTACAAATATCTGTAGCTGCTTGACTATTTGAACCAAACTTTTTCGTAACTGTAAAAGAAGTAGTCTGGTAGTAGTAATGTAAACGAGGGTCAGTTGGGTCAGTTGGATCTACTGGCTTTTTCTTTACATAAGCCCCATCAGTCATGACCCAGCCAATAGCCTCAATTAACTGTGTTGCAGCATAGACGCCAATCATTTGAACGCCTGGATTTTTTGCATAAAAAGCCACACGTTTAAACATTGAAGAACCTACTTTGGAAGCCGTTGGTGATGCCTCAGCAATAGCAATTTTAGTAACTGTTTTACTCTTAGCTGTTACTGGGTCAGTTTCAACAAATGAACGAGCAGAACGACCATAAACACGTCTAGCGTAGTCTTCACGGTTTTGCTGTAATTTAATCTCACGTTGTAACCACCAATCACCATCATCAGTTGCGTGAGCCTCGACAGTGAATAAAGCAAGACAGATTAGTAATAAACGTATAAACATACTATTTCCCCGACAAGACGATCCACAACGCAAGAGCCACCACAATGATGTAATAGACGGTCATTTCGCTTTACTCCAGTTAAAAAAAAGCTGGGTGCGGTGCGTACGGCTGTGCGCTCCTCCCAGCTTTTTTTTGTTTTATCAATTAGCGAAGAAGTGATAACGCTCGACGAATACCCCAACCAACATATGTTGGTACAGCCTTGAGGCTACCTACAGAAAGAAGACCCGCAATAATCGCAACACCAGCCAAGCCAGTGGTTACATCAATCGAAGTGCCCCCATCTTCAGCAAATGCCGCAGCAGTAGTTGCCATTACAACACCAGCAGTCATGGCTGCGCGTTTTACGGCAGTAACAGCCTTTTTGGTGTTATCAGTAGCTTGTAGAGGTTGTTGATTATTTTCCATGTGTTAATCCTCATGATCATGTCCAAGTAGGTCTAAAGCAGCACGTATGCCCCAAGCAACGTACCAAATCAACGCTGTGCTAGACAGTAATAGACCAACTTGGACAACTGTTAAATTGTTGAGTTCGTCTAGCCAGCTTTGTTGATGTATGACGAGTACGCAGTAATTGACCCCATTGATTACCGTTGTTGCTGTGCAATCATCAATCTGCATACTCATAATCCCCAGTTAGCCTTCACACTTAGACATGTGAAAAGCCAAAATTTGGCGGTGAAAATATGAGTAACATTTAGGACATTCCACTTGATTATCCCCCATAATTAGTGTTATGTTTTTAATCATATATTCACCTAAGTTATTGATTTAATTGACATATTATACATTATACGAAGTGTTTTATTATTAACACTTTGATTCGTATAGCTTTATTACGCTGCTTCAGCA